TTGTAGATGTATACCTATCTGGTGCAGATGCTTCAGCAAATGTTCCTATTATAAACTGGGCAACAAATATTTCATCTGGTTCGGTTGGTAGTATTGCGTTAATACCAACCACTACATCAACCTCTGGTAATACATCTAACTTTAGACGTATGTACGGAGCTGGTCAAGGGTTTTTTGGCCTAGGTGGAACAGTAACCCTGTCCTTTAACTAAGGAGTAATACAATATGGCTAGAAAAGAAATGACTCCAGAATTAGCAGAACGTCTGGCGGCTTGGAGAAGAGAAAAATCAAGATTAAAAAAAGTAGGTGAATTTCCAGGAAAAAGAAAAGGTGGTTATTCAGAGTTTACAGAAAAAGGGGATATTGAGTTTGACCCAAATGACGCTCCTGACTATGACTGGGACAATGACGTTGAAGTAACTGATGACAATTACACCAAAGACGAAGACGAACCAACTTACGACAGTTACACTCAAGATGAAGACGACTACGACGTGGGAGAACTTCTTGAAACAATAGATGTTGCTTCTGTTACTGAATACAACCAAGGCCCAGAAAGTAGCTCTAGAGTTCTCTCCTTTAGGTTTGAACCAACCGAAACAGCAACAGAAGAGAATGTTGCAGGGGAAACATTAAGTGGTTACATAGTAGTAACTTTTATAAAAAGAGCCTATAATAAACCATCAAATGTTGTACAATATGGGCCACTGAAGCTATCTGACTTTAATGCATTTAAAGGTGAATTTAGCTTAGGTACAGCAGTAGTTGGTCTTGAATCACATGGCTTTACATACGTTTAAATAGTTTACGAAAGTAGTTAACAATGCTTGCTTTATGGATAACAATAGGATGTATAACAATAAGCTTATGTGCATATTTTTTGTTTAGAGACACCTTAAATAAACTTCAATATTTAGGTCCAGTCTATTGGATTACAAGGGATAATACCAGCTTAAATACTCCTTTTATATCTATTGGGTTTATGAGACAGATAGCTCCTCCATGGAAAATAGGTAAAGGCATACAGTTTACATACAAAAATTATTCATTTCAAACGGGTTTTTGTCGTAAGTACACCCATACTGATGAGACTTCAGGTATCCTTGGAGCATTAGGTGGAAGATACTTAGATGATGATGTTGACACAATCCGAAAGTGGTAATAATGTTTTTTAAAAAGGCAGAAACACCCATTAAAAAGATTAAGAGAATAGAACGTTCAGACACACCCACATTAATTAACTGGATGGATGCTACTATTATGGGGCTGGGTAAAGCTTTTGATGATTGGCGTTTTAAGGATTTGCCTGAATCAGAAGTAACCCAACACGTAGATATTTTAAAGTCACTATGGACTGAGTTATCAGACCGTATGACAGAAAAGTAGGTAACAAAATGCATAAGCCAAATATGGATAAGGGTAATCTAAATCCATCACGCAAGGCTATTTTGCGTAGTAACAACAAAGATAGCTCGTATTTAAATGAGCTAGTAGACCACCTCAATCATTTGGGGTATGACTTTGGATGTGTATCTAGCATTATTTCTAGCACTGCCGATGATTCTACTTACCTTGTAAGCCTTCCTGATCTGTTCTATTTAGTTGATAGGATCAATGAATCACTGGGGATGCCTAAGAAACCCCTCGAAGTCCCTGATCAAGGGGTTTTATTCACTGACGATGCTCTATAATTAGCGCATGCAGGAAATACTAGAAGATGGGTCCATACCTGAAGATATTCAGGCAGTTGAACTAGATGAAACATCACAAGAATTTATTGATCAACTGGTTTTAAAACTTATTCTATTTACAGAAGAGTTTTGTAATGTAACCTTTTTTCCATACCAGGTACCTATTGCTTATCGAATGATTGAGTCAATAGTTATTGGTGATGGTGAAGAAATGACTCTAGTGGCTACTCGTCAGTCTGGTAAATCAGAAGTTCTATCTAACGTCCTCGCAGCTATGATGGTCATATTACCCAAACTTTCTAAGGTGTATCCAACATGGCTTGGAAAGTTCGAAAAAGGTTTTTGGTGTGGTGTTTTTGCTCCAGTTGAAGACCAGGCCGACACTGTATTTAGCCGCATTGTAAATAAACTAACCAGTGAACATGCTATGGACTTCTTGCTTGACCCTGAAATTGATGACAAAGCTACCTCAGGTGGTGCACGAGGTAAAGGTAGAATTATCAGTTTAAAGCACTCTGGGTCTCTTTGCCGTATGCAGACGTGTAACCCTAAAGCAAAGATTGAGTCTAAGACTTATCATTTTGTACTCATTGACGAAGCTCAAGAAGCTGACGAGTACATGATTGCAAAATCAATTAAGCCCATGTTGGCATTCAATAACGGATCTATTGCGCTTACTGGCACTGCTACCCGTAATAAGTCTTACTTTTATAAAATGATCCAATTCAACAAACGTAGAGATGTAAACAGTAAACGAAATCATAGGCAGTGCCATTTTGAGTATGACTGGCGAGTTGCTGCAAAATATAATGAAAACTACGCTAAATTTATTGGTAAAGAGAAGATAAGAATCGGAGAAGATTCTGACGAATTTCAAATGTCCTACTGTAATAAGTGGGTTCTTGAAAAGGGTATGTTTGTAAGTGACGAACGTTTAAATCGTATGTACGACACTTCCATGGGCCTTGTTAAACAATGGTGGCGTACACCAGTAGTTGTAGGTATTGACGTAGCTCGTTCAAATGACTCTACAGTAGTTACTGTATGCTGGGTTGACTGGGACCGTCCTGATGGTTTTGGCTTTTATGAACACAGAGTGCTTAACTGGTTAGAGATTAATAATGAAGAGTGGGAATCTCAATATTTTGAAATAATCGATTTCTTAAGAAATTACAATGTATACCGAATTGGTGTTGACTCCCAGGGTGTTGGTGGGGCAGTTGCGGAACGTTTACAAATACTTATGCCAAAAATTGAAGTAATTGCTGTTACTTCAGATGCTAAAACTCAAAATGAACGTTGGGTACATTTAACTGAATTAATCCAACGTGATCAACTAGTTATTCCTGGTCACTCTAAAGCACGTCGTACACGTAGTTGGAAACGTTTTAACCAACAAATGTCTGATCTTGAAAAAGTGTACAGAGGACCATATATGCTAGCTGCTGCACCTGAAGAAAAAGGTGCCTTTGATGACTTCCCAGATAGCCTAGCAATAGCTTGTGCCATGTCTGTATTAGACACTATGCCCATGGTTAGCGTGTCTGATAACCCGTTCTTCAGATAAGCACGCTAAAACGTGGTAATCTAAATATACAAACTTCCATTCCACTAGGAGGAAAACTATGGCTGTAGGCCCCACCCCCATGTTCCCAGAAGCCCAGCAAACTATGTTTGAGCGCTCAATGGCGCCTAGCATTCCTGGCAACCGCGGACCACTTCGTTTTGAAGAAGGTATTGCAACTGACACTGACGTTCCGTACGACTTTGGTGTAGGTGCTTACGAAGACACCGCTCCGGCTCCTGGTCGTGAAAATCACACCAACCCTGAGATGTTCTTCAAGTATCCCGAAGAGACCATGCGTGAGCGCGCTCATGTTGGTTCGGCTTCTTGGATTGAAGCCCCCCAGCACCTTCAGGAGTTTGTTGAAGGCAGCATGGCCGGCGATGGTATGCCGCAATTTGAATACTCATATAACACGGGTGGCCGTATGAATCTGCCAAACCCGACCGTTGTTTCTGGCTGAAATCTGGTAGAGTAGATGCTCCGTACTTAAGGAGCATTAATGACCCCTCATCAACTAGAACTACTTTCAAAGTACCTTCAGCGAGTCGTCGCTAGAGGAGCAGCAGAGGAACAAGAATTGTATTCATTAATACAATCAGTAACACACTTGTCAAACTCCTGCAATAATGTGTATACTAAAGAAGGCAAAACAGCCGCATAACAACTGCTGGTATTCCAGTGGGGTAACACAAGGAGTATCACATGTCCGATTCCTCAAGTCTGATTGCAGACTTAACGGAGCGACAAGCGAATGCACTTCGTCAAAAGTGCTCGTTTACACGCATAAAAGAAAG